GATAGGCAAAGCCGGCACGAATCATCTTCTTGAGCTGCACCGCGTTGCCGTGGTGCGAGAGGCTACTCTGAATGCGGAAGGCAACCGGCGTGGAGGCTCGCGCCAAGAGTTGCGTCACGTCGGCGGTGGTCGAGCCGTAGAGCTGCCGTGCCCCGGAGGCCAAGGTGGAGGTTGCGACAATCGAGACCAGGCTTTCGCCGAGCGCGAGCACGAACCAGCGCTTGCCGGTGAAGGTGATGATCAGCGAGCGCGTGGTGCCGGTGTAGGCATCGGCGTAGCGGATGAGCCAGCCGATTTGATGCTGCCCATTGAGGTCGATCAGTGCCGCTACCGGCGGCTGGGTGAAATTGATGCCGGCAAATATGCCATCCATGTCGTCGGAAATCTTTTGCACCGAACTCCCGAGCACGGCATAGATGCCGTTCGGGTTGAGGAACATCGCCACCCGGTTGAACGAGGCGCAGGCCTGCGGGTAGATGGTGCCCACGTCCGAGGTCAGGGTGATGATGGTAAATAGGGTCGTCGTGCCGGAAACCGTGATGTTGCCGATCTGCTTGACCGACTGATCGCCGAAGATGAACAGGTAGTTGTTGAGCGAGCGCAGCGCCGTGATGGCGTGCACGAGGTCCGCGTCGGTGATGTTGAGCGAGGCCGAGCCGTTGCCGGCGGCGAAGTCGTCATAGCCTTGCGTGCCGGTCCATTGCAGGAGTACGCCGCCGCCGAGCCAAACACGGCCCTGGAACACCGCCAAGGTGGTGCCGGTGGGCACGAACGGCCAGACGTGCCCGATTGCGGCGGCGCCCGAGCCGGTGCCGATGATGACGGTTGGCGTTGAGGTATAACCCGAGCCGGCGGTGTCGAGCACCAGCGCGTTGACCGCCCCGCCGGAGATGGTGGCGTGCGCGGTTGCCGCCACGGCTGGATTGCCGCCCGATATGGTCACGGTCGGCGGAGCGACATAGCCGGAGCCGCCGGCATCGCGCACAATGGTGGCAACCGCCTCGGTGCCGAGGTTGGCGACCAGAACTGGCGCCGTGCCGCCAGAGGTGCCGCCGGAGATGGTCACGGTCGGCGGCGAGGTATAGCCGGAGCCGCCGTTCTGGACGGTGGCGCTGGATACAAAGGAATTTGGGAAATTCGTTGAGACGCCGATGAGGCCAGTTGCGCCGGAACCGCCGCCGCCGGAGAACGATGCGGCATAGGCGCCGAAGGTGGGGCTAGAAAAGCTGCCTTGGTTGTTTATGGTAATGGACGCGATGTTGAAGCCCGTCATCGTAACGTGTCCGGTGGCGCCGGAACCAACGCCGGTGCCAAAACTCACGGTCAAGGTATCGGTCGCCTTGTAGCCCATGCCGGGATTGTCGAGCACCACGGCAACGACGACGCCAGCGACGACGACACTGTGGGCGGTTGCGCCCGAACCGGAGCCGCCGGAGATCGTCACAGGCGGGGCCGAGGAATAACCGGAGCCGCCGTTGGTGACATTGAATACCGGCGACACGCCGCCTGATTTCACAAACGCAGTGCCGTCCCAGGTGCAATAACCGGCGGTCGGGTCGTTGATCAGGATGCGCGCGGCCTGCCAGGTGGTGCAATCCGGGTTGGTGAACGTGCCCGGCGGGGCAAAGTTGTTGAACAGGCCGGTCGCAACATTGACTGCGTAGGCAGCGCCATCGGTGGTGAATGCAATTATATAGTCCACGCCTCCGATGGTGGCGGCGAACAGGGATTGCACGTTTGCGCCAAGCGTGGCGAGCGCCGCCGGGGCTGCGGCTGGCACGGTGACGAGCTTGTTCTCGGCGACGGCTTGCAGGTTTTCCTGCCAGTAGAGCTGCTTTTCCGGCATCCCGAGGCGGGACGCCTGGGTGTTCATCTTCTCGAAATTCTCGAAAACGATGAAGCCGGAGGATGCCCGCTGAGTCTGCCCCACTGGCACGGAATCACCTCAAGACGCGGCGCTGGAACGACTTGTTGTATGGATTGGGAATCCGCACGCCGCCGGCGCCGATGATGATGCGCGGCACGCGGGCGCTGTATAATTTCAGCATGTAGTCGGCCTGCTCAAAGTTCTGCAACTTGGTGAGGCACAACATGGCGGCGTAATACTGCACCGCGTCCGACCAGGGCGGAATTACTTGGGTGTCCTGGTCGCCGGGATTGATCAGCGGGAGCGGCGTTGACAGCACGTCCCATTCCGATTGATAGGCCTGGTCGGGCGGCGGCTGGATGAGCACCTGCAAATTCTGCGGGTGAATGGTCCAGATCAGCCCGCGCTGGGTGAAAAACAGTTGCGAGCGCATGTAGGCTTGAAACAAGGTGAACGCGCGATAGCGCAGCATGTAGCGCTGATTGCCCCAGATATATGAGATTGAGAGCACGTTGAACACGTTGTTGAACATCACGGGCGTGGCGCTCGCTCCGGTGCCGGCGCCGTCCGCAATGATTATGGTCGGAAAATTGCCACTCCCCGGCAAGGCCGGAATGTAGCCGGTGCCCCAAGTGGTCACGTTGATGGAGGTTATCGCGCCGTTGCTGATCACCGGAACGCCGGTCGCCTGCATGCCGCCGGTGGGGGGCGCCGAGAATGTCACCGTTGTGGCGGCGCTGTAGTTTGCTCCCTGTGTAGTGACGTTGGCGCCCACCACGATGCCGTTATTGCCGTTGGTCCCCGCGAGCGGATAAAGCTCCTGGTTCTGGATGGTTGACACCGGGCGATAGAGCGAAGGATTCGGCGCGTTGGTCCACGGCACCAAATAGACATCGCGCACGCAATGGAAATCGAGCGCGACCGCAAGGCGGGCGTTATTGATGGCGGCGGTCAGCTCGGAATTGGAAAAGTCTGCCCCGGATTGGTCATGGACCAGAAACTGCACCTGCGTCATATAGTCGGAGAGCAGCATTCATTTGGGCTTTTTCGCTCTCGGCCGCTATGGCCTGACCTCTATGCGGCGTGGTGACGGCCTTGCTTCGGGATCGGCGGGAATGGCCTCGTCCCTGGCGGCGTCCTCGTCGGCCGGCACCATGCGGAACGTCACCGGCTTGATGATGAACTTGGCGAACTCGATTTGCGCCCGCGTCTTGCTGGTGCCCTCGACCACCTCCATCCACTCCTTGGTGTTCCAGCCCTGGCGCTTGGCAAAATGGCGCAGCATGGCCTCCGCAGTGACGCCGGGATGGTAGCCAAAGATGTGATTGGCGACCTCGATGCGAAGGTTGTCCTTCTTGCCGGCCGGAATGCGGATCGGCACGCCGTCCCACATATCGGACAGGTCGTGGTCGAGTCCGTTGTGGATCGACACGTACTGGATGCGCTGTTCCTCGATCGAGGCCATTACTGCACGCGCGGCTGTAGATAGACGGTGGCGACCGCCAGGGTGGTGGTGCCGACCGTGACGGACGCCGCGCCGCCGCCGGCCGCGCCGGTCAAGGTGACCGTCGGAGAGGCAGAGGTGTAGCCGCCGCCGGAATTGATGACCACGAATCCGGTGATATGGCCGGAGTTGATCAGCGCCGCCGAGGTCAACTGCGCGCCGGTTGACGAGGTGTTCTGGTTTCCCGGCACCGCGTTGGTCGGATAAACGAGGCCTGCGGGCGGGATGGCGCCGGCGGCGGCGTTGCCGGAGGTGCCGCCCTGGTAAACGGCGGTTTGCGGGATCACCCAGAAATTCGGCGAGGCGGTATAGCCGGCGCCGGCGTTGTCCACGGTAATGGACGCAATGCCGGAGCCGCCGGCAGCGGTGAGCACGCAATGCGCCTGCGCCTGGATGCCGCCTGGGGGCGGCGGGTCGATCACGATCAGCGGCGGCACCAGGAAGCCGGAACCCGCTTGCGTGATGGTCGGTGCCTGCACGGCGCCGCCCACGATGATGTAGCCGGTGATGGTGGGATAGCCGGTAGTGTTGGAGGCCGCGACCGAGGCGGAGACGCCGGTGGCGGTCGCGCCGATGCCGTTGGTCATGCCCGAGCCGGCGGTGATGCCGGTCGAGGTCGCGATGCCGGTGGTGTTGATGATGCGGAAATTATAGCCGTCCGCATAGAAATAGCCGCCCGACGACACCGGGATGAAGGTGCGCCATTGCTGCTGTTGCGGGTCCCAATACTGCACATTGGACTGCGCGTCGGTCACGCAGATGTATTCGCCCGATGGCGGATAGAACGTGCCGCCGGAGGGAAGCGAGAATACGCTGCCGCCCTCGACCAGTTGCGAGATTGGAAGCGGAAATGCGCCGCCGATGCGAGGCATGGGAACCCCCTCTTAGATGTTCAAATACGCAAGGCCGTCGAACTTGCCGTGCGCCTTGCATTTCACGTCAACGAGTTCCAGCAGCGAGAGGACTGCTCCCACATAACCAAGCTGGTTATTGGGCAGCGTCGATTCAAAGCCGGTGAACGAGAACGCCGCCCGCTCGTGGATATAGAGCGAGAGATAGTTGATGTTGATGAGGTAAAGCGTGCCTTCCGGGCAGTACGGGTCGGCATAGAACGGCACGCCGGCGACATCGAGCGCGCGGAACAGGGCTTCCGCCTTCTTGTCGGCGCCGAAGGCGTTGCCGGGTGCCACGTTGTAGCGTTCAAAGCTGGTGAAATCCTGCGCCAAGAGCGTCCAGGTGCCGAACCCCATGATGCCGAGCGAGGGCATTTCGCCGGTCACCTTCGACACCTGCGAGATATATTGCAGCATCAGGTTGCGGGTCGGCGTGGTGTTGCCGGCGTTGTGGACATAGGTCGATTTCCAGAACGCATTGGTCGAGCGCGACACGCCGCCGTAGGTGGCGGCAAAGGTCGAATCGTCGATTGCAGCGGGGAGGCCGATGAGCTGCTGATTGTTCGAGACGTTGTTGTAGAGCGCCTGAGAAAAGGTGTCGATCGTAACATTGGTGGTGTCGTTCATGCGCGCGTCGATCAGCGGCACGATGGAGTAATCGAGTTGCACCAGCCCCTCGAAGCCGAGGAACGGGATGGTCGATACGAATGCCTTCAAGTTGAACTCGGCGTTCTGGATGCCGGGCTGCACGCCGGGCTGCTGGAACGAGCCCGAGTAATCCACCCACTGGCCCGACACCATCGGGTTGCCCTGCAACGGCGCGGTGATCGGCGAGAGGCCGCCGGTCGCGACTTGTGCAGATGACAGCAATGCTGCCATCAGCGGCGCGGATTTCCACAATTGCACATACACGCGCGGCATGAACGCGCGCCGAACAGTGGCGGTCAATTCGTTGGCGACTGCCCCACTGGCTGGGATGATTCCGGAACCATAAACCGGCACATCAGCCTCCCTTGTTTATCTGCGTTTGCGCATGAACTCGCCAATCACTTGATGAGCCATATCACGGCTCGCCCGGATCGGGTCATCCTTGTACTTGTCGAATTCCGGGAAGGTGAAGCCGCCGGAGGGCGGCGGATTGTCGCCTCCGGGCTGCGGCGAGGACGGCGGCAAGGTGGCGGCGTACAAGGTCGCGCCGTCGGCGTAGTCGCTGATGCCTTTTTGCTGCATCAGCGCCTCGATGCCCTTGACCTCATCCTCGGACCATTTGCGGCCGTCGCCGTCGCCGTCGATGAGCTTGCGCCGCTGCCGGTTCAACCGCTGCACCACCTCGGCTTGCGCGGCCTTGATCTCGGCGTCCTCTTTCTCTTTTTTCAGCGCCTCGAATTTTTCCTCGATCTCGATGTCCTTGAACGCCTGGGCGTGCGCGCTCTCCGGCTTGACCTTGCGGATAGCGGAGGCAATGACGCCGCGCGTCTCCTTGTTGTGGGTCAACTCGTGCAAAAGGTCGCCCAGCTCGGCCGCGACGGCGGGATCGAGCCCTCTTGGCGTGCGCTGGGCGTCAGTCATGGTGGAGAGCCTCACTCACAACATAAATCAAATCGGCTTGCCCTTTTGGGCGCTCGGACCGCCGCGTTCAAGGCTCATCCCTGAGATTGCCTGTCGGCGCCCGGTCGGGTCAGTGAATTTGCGCTCGGAGGAAAAGCCGCCTAGTTCGGTATAGGTCGGCGGATTTCGGAACATGCCGTTTTGCATTTGCTGGCGGCCTTTCGGCGCGGACGCCTTCGGCTTCAAATATCCCTCTGACATTTGGACTCTCCTTATTATACTGGCGCAGGCTGTGATGGTGGCTCGACGCCGGCCGGCTTGCCGGGCGCAATGCCGGGCGGCGGGGAATGCGACATCATGCCCGCCTTGGCCTGGTTGGCAAGCGTGGCGATGCCGGCGGGCACCATGTTGGCGCCTTCGGCCTTGCCGAAGATGGGGTTGAGCGAGGAGATCGCGCGCAGGATTGCCTGCTGCTCCTTCGATCCCGCGTCGAACGCAATGGCGGCGGTGAGGAGCGCGGGCATCACAGACTTTATTTGCTGTGTCGCGGCTGCTCTGTTGCCCGCGCCCGCACCGGGAGAAAGCATGGGCGAGCCGCCCGGGCCGGCGGGTCCGCCGGTCGGCGATTTCGGCACGATAGGAGGAGGCGCCGCGCCCGGCGGCGATGGCATTGGGCCGCTGGGAGGGCCACCAGCACCGACAGGAGGCGCGCCATCGGGCGCGGCATCTTCAAAAGCCATAACAATGGCATTGATATTCCGCTTTAATGGGCGGCGTCAATAACAGGCACCACAATAAGAAAGCCCCGGCGTGGTCACCCGCCGAGGCCTCGTCCGTCTCCTGAATTCGTGCAGCAGACTGTCTGTGTGCGGCCTACTTGCGCCGCCCGCGCCGCTTGCCGCGTTTATGCTTGCGCTTCATGTGCACTTCTCCTCTTTCCATTCGCGCCACTCCCTGGCGCGGGGGGCTCTCGGCCGTGCATGGCGGCGATGAGCTTCATCTTTTGCTCTTGCCGCATGCGCGACCTTAGTGCGTGGATGAGATTGTCACGACCGGGCGGATTGAGCAAGCGGATAAACTGCTCGCGGTCAATGGCCTGGGTCTTGATCAGCGCGGCGGCCAACTCCTTGGCATCGTCGGCAAACAGCGGCGAGTGCGAGTGCCCGTCAATGCGCATGGTGTAGTCGGTGCCGAGGTTGGCATAATAGAACGGGTTGCCCGGCTTGCCCTGCTCGTCGGGATCGGGATGCACCTCCTCGTCGTTGTTCCTCTGATTGAGCTTGAACGCGAGGTCACCCATGCGCACCAGCGGCGCCTCCAGCCGGATGGCCGCCTTCTTGATCCGGCCTCCGCCGGTGGACGCCAACTGCTGCGCGTGCTGTTTGCTGCGCACGCCCGATGAGCCCTTGCCCTGGATGACCTCGGTTAAGCCTGAGGCTTCCATGAACAGCGCGCCGATGGAGTTGTAGTCGGCGAACAAGTCCTCGGGCATCTTGGGCGTTAATTCGTTCACCGCCGCGTTGGGGAGTTGGTCCATGACCCAGGAATCGGCGCCGCCGAAGGCCTCGGCCTTCTCGTCGGAAAGCCCTAGAAAGCCAGAAAGAACGCGCGGCGGGTAGGCCTGCTTTTCGAGAATGTCGTGGATTTGCTCCAGCCGCTCGTTCGACCACACCTGTAGCGGGATGAGGCTTTCGATGTGCGCCTTGCCCCAAAAGTATTCATAGAGCTGGTAGGGCCGAATGACGACATAGGGATGCTCGCGCGGGAAAAACGGGTTCGAGGTGGTGTCGTAAAACTGCTCGGCCTGCTTCCTTGCACCGGGGAAACCGCCCGAGCGCTTGATCGCCTCGATGGTCTTGAACGAATCGGAAATCACAATGTCGGGCTCGATCACCCAGAACACCCGATAGTCTGCGCAATCGTCGTCCCATATGGTCAGCTCGTAAAACGGCACCAGCGGCCGGTCCACCCGCGCCACGTAGGACGGCCGCGCGATATACGAAGGGTTGACCGCCCCGGTGATGTTGCCGGTGACATCGCTCCCGGCCGTGGACGAGATGATCATTCTCGTGATCACCTCGGGGAAGGGCGACTCGAACGGCGTGTTGACGACCTTCAAGTCCTTGATGCGATCCGCCAGGCCCGCGCGGGCAAGGCGCTGCACCGCGTTGTCATAGTCAATATGATAGGCGTGGCAGAACGCCTGCTGATCCTCTATTTCCGTCAATTCCTCGGCGAAAACCCCGAATTTCCACGGCTCGATCGCGGTCGCCGTGACCTCGGCGCGGGTGTCCGACCAGCCCATTTTCAGCACCATGGTGTCGAACACCAGCGCCCAGGTGGAGGCCTCGGCGAACAGGTCGAACAGGCCGGCATCGCGAAAGTCGTTGTTGAACTCGTCGGCCGCCGCCATGAATTGCTTGACCTCGGCGTCGGGCGAGTTGAGCTTGGCGGACAGCGAGAAATTCGCCCGGTCGCCGGAGAACAGGAAGGACGACACGAGATCGAGGTGGCTCTCAATCCGGTTATAGGTGATTTCCTTGTCGGTATCGGTCCCATAGATGAAGAATTTGCGCCGGCGCTCGTAAAGGTCGCGGCGCTCGTCCCTCGAAATCAGGCAGGTGTCGATCACCCACTTGAGGTATTCATCGCGCTTCCTAGGGTCGGACGGAAGGATCATCCCGCGCTCATCCGCGCCAGCTCACGGTCACAATGCGCCATGGTCGCCAGGTGTAGTCGTTCACGGCCCAAACCTCCCGGTCGCACGCGCGGGCTTCGGCGCCCGCCCAAGGGGAGCGGACGGCTCGGCGCCGGGAACATGCCGGTGCGTGAATTGGGTATTGGCCGAAACGTCAGAAAACATGCCGATTCGCGAAACCGCTTTTCCGACCTCGGCCGTAACCTTGAAATCAACCTTTTGCGTCGACGGCGTGCAAGTCGCGCTCTCGCCGATCGGCGCCGCAAACCCAGGCGCAAACTGCACCGGCGGGCCAGAATTGCGGCCGGATGCCTGCGCCATCACCTTCGCCGCCTCGCCCTCGCGCGCACTCTTGAGGTTGGTTAAGCCAAAAACATCAACCAGGTTCTTCAGCTCAGCGTCGAGCGCCGCCGCCCCATAGGCATGATCGGTCGCAACGCTAATCTTCCGGGGCACCCACCCCACCCGCACGCACCCGCAAGAGGGGCACGCCGGATGCGCCTCCCAGGCGTCAAATTCACACCCGCAATCGCCGTTCTGGCAGGCAAACGTGCGCAGAACACCGCTCATTTTACACGCTCGTGTTGGCCGTCACCGCCGCAGCCAAGGCATCCGCCGACGACTTCAGCTTCTCCTCTAGGGCGTTGATCAGCTTCTCCTCTAGGGCGTTGATCGCCGCCGGATCGTTCGCAGCCTCCAACTGCTGAATCAACGTCACCGCCGACGCCTCCGCAGACAGCCACCTATCATATTTGCCGTCGTCAAAATCGCAATCGCAATCGTCGCCCATTCAACACCCCGCCAACACAATGTTACCCGCATGAATGTGCAAGTCACTGTCCCGACAACCATGGTCCAAAAACAGCGCAACCACAACAACGGCAAGAAAAGTCAATACGAAAATGCCCCAGATCACATCAGATCGCATTCAGTCCTTATAATACGGCAAATCAATCTTAGCGAACTCCGCAATCTTAGCGAACTCCAAGGCCGCCTCAGGCGCAATGTCCGCCCGCCCGTTCAACCCGTGCCGGTCAAACAACATATCCAGCAACCGATCCCGACCAGTCTTGCTGTCCTCCACCGGAGGCCGACCGTCAAACCGCTCCTCCAGCTCACGAACCCGATGACTTTTCTTCGGCCGCCCGTGACTTTTTGCACTCTCCGGCGCTGCCCCAGCCATCAAACCACTCGCTCCCTCCCTGCGCCCAATAGCGCCGGTCCGCAGTCTCCAACATCACCCGCACATAATGCCTAACCAGCTTCGCCAACAAACGCCGCCGCTCACCCTCCGCCAAATCCCAATAACCATCAAACCGCGCCGCACGATGCGGCCGATGATGCTTCATGTGAAACACTACCTCCCACACTCAACAACCATGCAAAAACGCATACCTAAATGACTACATAACGCCTTGATTTATAACCACAAACACTCAATAACTACTTGATTTCAAATAATTTTTTGTTTCGGGGGAAGTGGGGGAGCACTAGAATGACACACCGAAGCCCCACCGGGCGCTCGCTGTTGCCCGCGCGCCACTAGGAAACCTCCGGGCACCGGCCGCATATGGGGAATATGCGGTTCATGGGAGGTTTTGATGGCAAACAGGGCATTTTCCGTAGAAAATCAGGCGTTTCGGCTCGTTTGGAGCCATGCGCGCAGCGAATGGCGCGCCGTGCTCTGGGTATCCATTGATTAACTGTATCACCGAGTTTTGGAGGCGATTGCGAGCGGTTGTTGAGAGTTCGTGTCGTCCGGCGAGGAATTGATAGATGGTTACATGGCTTATTCCGGCCATCCGAGCGAGCGTTCTGATGCCTGGGGCTCGTCTGGCGTACCTATCTCTGGAAGGAATTGCCTGGATGCGTGCAAGCTCTTGCTTGAGAGGGTCTGTATCTGTGAGCATAGATCAGCTATGCGTCAAGGCAGGAAGCAAGGCAAGGAAGAGTTGCGCCAAGAGGCGCGCGGCCAAGGGGCCGCATTAAAAAAAATGAAGGGGCAGGAAGGAAGGTTCAACGCTGCTCTTTCTTTCTTGCTTGACTGAGGTAAGGTTTCCTTGTGCCCGCCCGCGCGCGTAGGCGCCCATTTCGGGGTACAACCTGTGGTATTGTCAAGCCCCCCTGTGGATAACTTTGCCCGTTGCTATATTTCATCGGCATTAACCCTGTGGATAACTTTCAACCTATAAGTGTTATTGCGGCGCACAACATTTGGGCAAATAGTACAGCATTGCTTACGTGATTCGCCCGGAGCTTATGGAGGATTTGGAAGGCGGTTTCGTACCGGCTCAGGCCAAGCTGGCGCTGGAACTGCACGGCCGAAATGCCGGGCGTACTGGTCGATACGAGATAAGCCCCCCAAAACCACACCGTCAGCGGCGAATGGGTGCGCTCCATTACCGTGCCGACCGTGAGCGACGTTTGCGCCCGGCACCTGCGGCAGGCGAGTACGCCGGGACGGCTTTTGAGGCGCACCGGCTCGCCTTTTTCGTGACAGTGCGGACATTCAAAGCCCTTCGGCCACTTCGCCTCTTCAAGCCAGCGGGCGCACGCTGCGTCGTCGGGAAAGAGCCTTTGAAACTGCGGCAGGCTCTTGGGGAATGGCAGATGTTCCCATTGGTGAATGTCGGCGTGGGGAGGCATGGTCTATCCCACCC